AAAAGATTATATTGGTAATCCTAGAAAGATAGGCCCTGATAAGTGGAATCCTGCAGACTTTTGGATTTTTAGTAGAAGAGGATTACAACTTATAGAACAGTGGAATGTTAAATCTAAAAGATTAAAAGCATTAGATTCTGAAACATATTCATCAAGTTATATGAATCTCGTAAATCGACAACTGATTAAACTATATGAGAAGGGTGAAGTATATCCAGTATCATTAAAGAAAAGTGGCCCATCTGTTAAGATAAGTGAAATTAATCTTGGTAAAGATGAAGTAGAACAAACATTGGAATATGATAGAGTTTTACTAGCACCAACAAACCAAGACGTTCAGATATACTATAAGATAAAAACCTTTAATAATAAAAAATTAATATCAACAAAAAATTATTATGCTAAGATGAAAACTTTGAGTGGTGGATTTAGATTAGAATTATTTGAAGCAGGTAAAGGTGGACAGGCAAGACATGGTTCAATTGGTGTTGGTCTACAAAATTTTATCATCTATAATACAGATCGAACAGGTATAGGAGTATTGCAAGATATAAGAGATGAGTTTGATGATAATCCTGACATATATGATAAAATCCCAACAAAAGGATCAAGAAACTGGATGGGTGTGAATAACTATAGTAAGATGGGTAAGAATGCAGAAGCGTTATTACCTTACGTGAACAAAATGATGGAAACAATTAATGGTGCCGATTCTAAATTTAATGATGAAAAATTTGGTGGCAGTAGACCTTTAGCAATAGCAACTAAAGCTGGTGCAGGTGAAATGGCAGTAGCGATTACAAAAATATTAAATCGCAATGCCAGAGACATCACCATTGAAAATTTACATTTAGCAGCAGGATCTGGTGGTGTTCAAGTTGGAGCAAGTCCTCAACAGATAGCAGCAAGAGCAAGAAATCTTGGAATGTCTGAAGATGAATTAGTTCTACCAGTTGATATGGGGACATATGATGCAATACTTGGAGCAGGATTTCATTTAAAAATCTCATGAATAAAGAAATAGACGAATTGTTCGACTCGTTTGAAACGAAGTCAAAGAATAAGAGACAGATCTTCAATGACTTTCTCTATCACGTATTTCTCTCTTTTGAGAATATGATCAAGAATAAGAAGCACAAACGGAAATCAGATAAATATAAACAAATGCAACAAAAAATTATTAATTATCTCATTGCGAATGAAAACGTAGTGATGATGAAACTTTGCAAATGAAATCATTTTCACAATTTTTTACGGAATCAAATGCTGTCCAACAGGCCACACGTATGGGTCTGAAGGGTGATGGTCATGGAGGATGGTACGATAAAAAGGGAGAGTTTGTAGCAAAGACGGAGAAAGGCACATTAAAATTTTTTAATAAGAGGCAGAGAGTAGGACAACAAGATCCACCAAGTACAGATAAAGAAAAGAGATTATCAGCACCTAGTTCAGCACCAGCACCAAAAGAACAACCAGTTCAAGAACCAAAGATGGTGATGGAACCACCAGAGGTGGAGAAAACAAAAGGAACTTTGACAATTGCATTTGGTAGATTCAATCCACCAACTACAGGTCATGGTAAGTTATTAGATACTGTTGCATCTAATTCAGATGAGGGAGACTATTTGATTGTCCCTTCAAGATCACAGGATAAGAAGAAGAATCCATTAGATGCTGATACAAAGATTGCAGTAATGCAAAAGATGTTTCCAAATCATAAGGATAAGATTGTAAATGATCAGGCAAATCGCACAATCTTTGATGTATTAAAGAAGGCACATACAGATGGGTATGCAAATGTGAGAATACTTGGTGGTGCAGATCGTGTAAATGAATATGAGAAATTAGCAAATAATTACAATGGTAAACTCTATGCATTTGATAATGTAGAGGTTGTATCTGCAGGAGATAGAGATCCAGACTCTGATGATGTGACAGGTATGTCTGCATCAAAACAAAGAAAGGCAGCTGCTGAAGGTGACATCAAAGCATTTATGAAAGGTGTTCCAGATTCACTTAGTCAGAAAGATGCGGAGGAGTTATTCAATAAGATAAGAAAGGCAATGAATATTAAGGAAGGTTGGAATCTATGGGAGATTGCACCTAAGTTTGATTGGAAAGGTCTTCGTGAAAACTATATCAATGAAAAGATATTCCGTGTTGGCCAGATGGTTGAAAATGTAAACAGTGGATTGGTTGGACGTATTATACGTCGTGGTGCAAATCATTTGATATGTGTCACTGAAGATAAGATGATGTTTAAATCATGGATAAAGGATGTATCTGAGGCACTTGTAAATGGTACGAATATCTCAGGTGTTCCAGCAAATCAACGTGAAGTTGGTACTGATTCATTCCGAAAATACGTGGAAACTTTGGTTCCCGGAAGTAGTTACGGAAGACACTTTATAAATAAATATAGAAAAAAATTAAAAAAATAAATTAATGGACAAACCAGCGGCTGCTCCTGCTGTGGGAGCGAAGGAAAAAATCGAAAAGCAAGCACGTCAACTTGCATACGATTCACGCTATAAAGTTAAGCAATCTATGAAAGCGAAAGCTGGTGGTAGTATAGATCCTGCTGCTATGCGTAAGGCATATATTTCTCAATTAGCAAAGTCACCTGCTGCACCTGCTATCAAAGCAAGAGCAAAGCAAATGCTTATGGGTGAAGGATATATTGATGTCGATAATTTAATTAAAGAAACATCTATGTCTGCTTTGAAAAAAGTATTCGTAGAAAAGAAGATGGTTGTCACTAATGCAGATAAGGTTGGCAACACTCCTGCATATCAAAATTATAAGAAAGGTGATAAGAGATACGTAGCCGCTGATCATCTCAAGGAACAGGAGTTGAAAGAAGCAGATGAGAATAAAGGAGAGAAGACATTTAAGGTAAGAGTAACCGATAAGAAGACAGGTAATTCATATGTAAGAATGGCAAGTCGTGCGAAGATTGGAGAACTTCGTAACAATCCCGGTATTTCTTCTGTTGAGATGACAGGTTATGGCGAACCTACTAAATCAGAAAAATTAAAGGGAAGTCAGACATCCAGAGTGAAAAAAGGACTTGATCCAGTTGGTAAGGAAGATGGTGACATCAATAATGATGGTAAGAAAGATAAAACTGATAAGTATCTTGCAAACCGTCGCAAGGCAATCGGTAATGCAATTTCCTCAAAGAAGGAATCTATTGAGTGGGATTCACTTACTGAGTTATCTGAAAAGGTATCTGCTGAATCTGGTAAGAAGATTACTGGTAAAGGTGTAAACAACAAAAAACTTATCAAAGTTTTTCCTGACGAAGTGAAAGAACATCATCAAAAAGATGTTGATGGGAAAGTAATTGAGCATGATGATGATACAACACCAAGTTCAGTTGAAGAGGAAACTGAGTCTTGTCCTAAATGTGGTAAGGTTCATGAGGGTAAATGTAAACCACAGGATATGCCTGACCCAAGAGAACTTCCAACTGCAAGAAACCTTGCAATGAATAAACTTCGTGCAATGGGTATTATAGGTAGAACCCAAGTTTCTAATCCTATGACTGCTGGCCCTACTCGTGGTCAGAAGTTGAATATGGAAGCAAAAATAGATGATAAACTAAGAAAGGATGCAGAACCAATCAAAGGTGGTGGACTATACAAGTCTGGTATGAATAAAAAGGTTATGGGTGATAGAGCAGTTCAGGCAAGAAGAAACTTGAATGCTGCACCTAAAACTGGTATGTATACTGACAAATTCAAAGCACAGGCAGAAAGACAAAAGGTGCATCAGGCAAAACGTGGTGTCAAAAAAGAGTCTTATGATAATATCTTCCGTAAAGAAGATAAAAGATTAATGGATATCATAGGTAACATTTTTGAGATGCAGGGAACCGAGGCTCAAAAAAAAACTGAAGATAAACCAGATCCACAACTAGCAGCAAAGGAAAAGAAGGCAAATCAGGCAAAGAAACAGGTTCTGATGAAGAAACTTCAAGCAGTTCGTATGGGTGCTGGTAGTGATATTCAAGCATCACACGAACCAAAAGGTGAAGTAGTTGAAGCAACTCGTCTTAAGAAAGAGATGGGTTATGATAAAGGTGGCACTAAGAAACCAACCTCTCCTAAGAGAAAGGATAAGGCATTAGATGCGGTATTGTCTGATATCAGATCTAAGCATGGTAAAGGTGCTGTTATGAGAAGTGGTAGTAATCAACCCAAGAAAGTAAAAGGTCAGAAACCTAGTGGCGGTGGTAAATTTAAGAAGATGGCAGATGCTAAGAATCAACTTAAAAAAGATACCAAAGAGATGGGTTATGGTAGCAATACTAAAGGTTACATAGAGACAAGAGCAAGATATGGTAGTAAAGAGAACATGAAATCAGGTCGTGGGTTAGGAACATAATGCCAGCACTCTCTAAAAAACAACAGAGATTCTTTGGTATAGTTCGTGCCATTCAAAAAGGTGACTTGGCACCCACTACCCCTGAGACTGCGAAAGCGGCCAACGATATGAAAAAATCCGATGTAAAGAAATTTGCATCAACAAAGCACAAAGGTTTACCTGAGAAAAAAGTTACTTCAGAAGAACTCAAGTTAAACCGTAAGATTTCATTCCCAGAAATGCAGAAACGTATTCGGGATGCGAAGGATAGAAGTAGAGAGAAAAAGAAAGAATCCGAGAGACTATATTCCGACACCAAGAAGCACGGTGTTAAATTCTACGATAAAAAAGGAACTGGTCGAATCGTCGGAGGCAAAAAACAATACGATTGATTATATATAGAGTGAGTTTATACTAATATCATGCTCTCTTTCTTATTACCTATCGCATCTAAAATTGTATCAGATGCAGTTAACAAAATTCCAGAAAACGAAGAATTAGGAGAAAAACTAATCGAGGTTTGTATCGTAATTCTTGAAAAGGCAGTCAAACTAACAAAGACTGATATGGATGACAAATTACTAGCACAAGTAAAGGCCTCTATAGTGGCACGTTAATTTTAACTTATATAAATATCTTTATAAAGATTATAGGTAAAAAACATGTCCTCATGGGGAACAACTGATGGAACTAAGCCAAAGTTCCTCACAGACGCAGAAAAAAAACTAGTGTTCGCTAATTCTAGTGGATGGGTACTTGAAGCAGGTTCTGAAAGTGCTAGATTCACTGGTAATGATAATCCAGACGCACAACCCGAAGTGTTAGTTGCGATTGGAGGATTAGCAACAAGTCTTGGTGCTGCTACAATCACTGAGATTGAATTTGTTTCAACTGCATTTGACAAGTCAGATGGTGGTAACATTGACGTAAGAGTCAGATACAATGAGCAGGTAACTGTTGCTGGAACACCACAATTCTTAATTACTAACCAAACATCATCTTCTAGAAACATTACAGCTAACTTCTTATCTGGAAACAATACTAACGAATTGGTATTCAGAAAGACAATTGCTGCTAATAATGCTGCAACGAACGCAAATGACGTTCTAAAGGTTGTAGCAAACCCAGTTTCATTGAATGGTGGTACAGTTAAGGATAAAGGCACAAACACTAACGCAGAGATCACTAGTGCAGCTTCAATCGGAACTGCTGCTGGTACATTAACCGTTGCTGCATAACACCTAAATATTTGAAATGATTGATACATATGAGATTCGATGAATTGAATGATGACAATTATTTGTTATTTGCTATAAAATTTTACAACAATCCGCATGCTCTTACTAAAGATGACTTTGAGGATGATTTGAAGCGAATCAAATATGTCAAAAGACTTCTAAAAAGATATAAAAACACAGGGGTGCTGAAAACTCATCTTATATTGAACCACCTCACAGTGCTGTTCAATGTCTTTGATGACGCAGCAACACCTCTGTTGTTTTATAATTTAGAAGAAGATTTATGGCCTGCGGTTAAAAGTTTTCTTGTATTCTTAAAAAGAGTACCTGAATATCCTAAATCGCATGTTCATGGCATACCTGAAGACAAATACTGCATATCCGAACTAGGATCAATCTAATGGATTCCAGACTAGAAAATATAATAGAGATGGTTAGATCACTTCGTGAGCAGGCTGTTTCTGGTGCACCTACAAATAATGTGGGTGGTGGTCAGATTGCAGGTACGAGAGAGGCAGGAGATGATCCTCCTGTGAAAAAGAAAAAGAAAAAGAAATATATTTACGGTGGTAGAGGATCAAGACGTATGTGGTTAGGAAACAATGGATGACGCTTCAAATGTCAATACTGCTATTTTAGAAAGACTCGAACGAATTGTTGAGAGTTTACAGGATAACTCTACCAAAATGGGACAGTTATTGGCTGTTCACGATGAGAAATTACAGAAACAAGATCGAATAGATGCAGTCTTATTTGAGAAGATTGAGTCTCTTCATAAGGATTTAGAGCGTACAACGACAGAAATAAAGAAAGGATGCGAGAGAGATATACGTTTAGTTGATCAACGTCTACGTATGATGGAGAAGAAGATGTGGACGATTGCTGGTGCGATTGCAGTTATAAGTTTCGTAGTATCACCAATAGGTCAACGATTTATAAGTCCGATGTTGACCCCACAACAATCTACTGCTATAATAGTAGATAAGTAATTCCTTTATTATGGATATCATTGACTCCAAGTATATTGGGTTGGTATCTTCACGTCTGCAAAAGTTTAAACGTGTGAAACCTAATCTTTATAATTTTCGATGTCCGGTTTGTGGTGACTCTCGGAAACATAAGAATAAGGCAAGAGGATATTTCTATCAGGTAAAAACAAATACTAATTTTAAGTGCCACAATTGTGGTGCCAGTTCATCATTTAATAACTTTCTCAAACAGATTGATGTAACTCTTCATAAACAATATGTTATGGAGAAGTTCAAAGAAGGACATAGTTCCATCTCTGGTATTGGGAATTTTGTAGTCGATCAACCAAAGTTTGAATTTAAGAAACCTGTTTTCCGTCAGAAGTTAGATATACCAAGAGCTTCTGAAGTTCCTGTTGCGAAAGATTATCTTAAACGCAGAGGATTAGACCCTACCAAATTCTTCTTTGCTGCTAAGTTTAAGGAGTGGGTCAATACACAAAAATACACTTTTCATAACATCGTCAGGGATGAAAGTCGCATCATTATACCAATGTATGATGAGGATCAAAACATAATTGGTTTCCAAGGCAGAAGTCTAGGCCCAAATAATGTTAAATATATCACTGTGATGCTTGATGATAACGCACCCAAGATTTATGGACTCGACAAAATCGATAAACAAAAACCCATTTACATACTTGAAGGGCCTTTCGATTCCACCTTCGTGGAAAACGCGGTTGCTATGTGCGGTTCCGATATTGATATTCGGACGTTTGGTTGGAGCAATTATATTTGGGTTTTTGATAATGAACCTCGCAACCGAGAAATCATCAATCGAATCTCCAAAGTCATTGATAGAGGAGACAAAGTAGTCATCTGGCCACGTAACATCATCGAGAAAGATGTGAATGACATGATAAACTCTGGACAAAACATCACTCAAGTGATAGAATCCAATGTATATTCTGGTCTACAAGCTAAAATTAAATTCAATAACTGGAAAAAAGTATGAGCAACGGAACTAAGGTAAAGAAAAGAAACGGTTCAATCGAACCTCTTAACCTTGAAAAGATGCACGTAATGGTAGAAGAAGCGTGTAAGGGTCTTGCAGGGGTCTCAGCGTCCCAAGTGGAGATTCAGTCGGGTATTCAGTTCTATGACGGTATAAGCACCGCAGAGATACAGGAGATACTCATTCGTAGTGCATCTGACTTAATTGATTTAGAAGTTCCTAATTATCAATTTGTTGCAGCAAGACTATTATTATTTTCTGTTCGTAAACAATTGTTTAACGGAATCTACGACATTCCAACAGTTTACGATCATGTAAAAGCAAATGCTAAGAAGAGGGTATATGATCCTGAGATCCTCGATTTATATTCTAAGGAAGAATTTGATAAACTTCAATCTTTCATAGATCACGAACGTGATTACTATTTCACTTATGCAGGATTAAGACAGGTAGTTGACAAGTACTTGGTTCAAGACCGTAGTTCTGGTGCATTATACGAAACACCCCAGTTCATGTATTTGTTAATTTCCGCAACAATTTTCTCTAAATATCCAAAAGATGTTAGATTAGACTACGTTAAAAAGTATTATGACGCAATCAGCAAACACAAACTCAACATCCCAACACCAATCATGGCAGGTGTCAGAACACCTCTTCGTCAATTTGCATCTTGCGTTTTGGTTGATTCTGATGACACCCTCGATAGTATCTTTAGCAGTGATATGGCTATTGGCAAATATGTCGCACAAAGGGCTGGTATCGGTATTAACGCAGGTAGAATCCGAGGCATCAACGCTAAAATCCGTGACGGAGAAGTTCAACACACAGGTGTTGTCCCCTTCCTCAAAAAGTTTGAATCAACTGTCAGATGCTGCACTCAAAACGGGATCAGAGGCGGTTCAGCTACTGTCCACTTTCCGATCTGGCATCAAGAAATTCAAGACATCATTGTCCTCAAAAACAACAAAGGCACGGAAGACAACCGAGTAAGGAAGTTAGACTACAGTATTCAGTTAAGTAAGTTATTCTATGAAAGGTTTATCACTAACTCGGAGATCACTCTTTTTTCTCCTCATGATGTTGCAGGGTTGTATGATAGTTTCGGTACTGAAGATTTTGATGACTTATACGTAAAGTATGAGAATGATGAGTCTATACCTAAGAAGAAAGTAAAGGCACAAGAACTTATACTTGACCTGCTGAAAGAACGAGCAGAGACTGGTAGACTATATTTGATGAATATAGATCACTGTAATTCTCACTCATCCTTCTTGGATAAAGTTGAGATGAGTAATCTATGTCAGGAGATAACACTCCCTACAAAACCTATCCAACATATTGATGATGAAAGTGGTGAAATTGCTCTCTGCATTCTTAGTGCTGTTAATATCGGTAAGATACGTGATCTATCCGATCTCGAAGTTTTGTGTGATCTTAGCGTTCGGAGTCTTGATGAACTTATTGATTTTCAGCAATACCCCGTCAAAGCAGCAGAACTCGCCACAAAGGCCCGTCGCTCACTTGGTGTAGGTTATATTGGACTTGCACATTACCTTGCTAAGAACGGTGTAAACTATGATGATCAAGAAGCATGGGATCTGGTTCATGACCTAACTGAAGCATTCCAATACTACTTAATTAAGTCTACAGTCAACCTTGCAAAGGAAAAGGGTGCGTGTAAATACTCAGACAGAACCAAATATGGAAATGGAATTCTTCCGATTGATACATATAAACATGACGTGGATGAAATCGTTCCAAACAAACTTAAATTTGATTGGGAAGATCTCAGAAATCAAGTAAAAGAATATGGAGTAAGGAACTCCACTCTGTCAGCACAAATGCCTTCAGAGAGCAGTTCCGTAGTGTCTAATGCTACAAACGGGATTGAACCACCAAGGGGATACCTGTCGATCAAGAAGTCAAAGAAAGGGCCACTCAAGCAAATAGTTCCCGGATATCAGCACTTAAAAAATAATTATACTCTCTTATGGGACATGCCATCTAATAAGGGATATATTAACGTCGTTGCTGTTATGCAAAAGTTCTTTGACCAAGCGATCTCTGGAAACTGGAGTTACAATCCAGAACACTACCCAGATAACGAAGTTCCGGTTTCTGTAATGGCACAGGATCTTTTAACCACATACAAATATGGTTGGAAGACTAGTTATTACCAAAACACCTACGACATCAAAACAGATGAGATTGAGGAAGAAAAACCGAATCTCAATGAACTAGTCAACAGTATTCTCACGGAGGAAGAGGATTGTGAGTCTTGTAAACTTTAAGACTAACGTGGAAACAACAAAAGCAAAAGCAGTCACTGAGATGACTGTATTCAATTCACAGGTTGTAGATACTACTAAACAACCCATGTTCTTTGGTGCTCCACTTGGAGTTCAGAGATATGATAACTATAAGTATCCAGTTTTTGAGAAACTCACAACTCAACAACTAGGATATTTCTGGAGACCCGAAGAGGTGTCTCTACAAAAGGATCGAAGTGATTATCAAACGCTTCGTCCAGAACAGAAGCACATCTTTACTTCTAACTTGAAGTATCAGGTGATGTTAGATTCTGTTCAAGGAAGAGGGCCCGGTATGGCATTTGCTCCATATTGCTCACTTCCAGAATTAGAAGGATGTATGAAGGTGTGGGAGTTTATGGAGATGATCCATAGTAGATCCTATACTTATATCATTAAGAACGTCTATTCTAACCCCTCTGATATCTTTGACACTATCCTTACAGATGATCGTATTCTGGAAAGGGCACAGAGTGTTACTGAAGCATATGATAGCTTTATTAATGATGCCCATGAGTATGATAACGGAAATTTATGGAAAGATGGACACAGAGGTTCTTACGTATCAGATTACACAAGGTATGAACTCAAAAGAAAACTCTTCCGAGCAGTTGCGAATGTCAACATTCTGGAAGGAATTAGGTTCTATGTCTCCTTCGCATGCTCGTTTGCTTTTGGCGAACTTAAGCTCATGGAAGGATCAGCAAAAATTGTTTCCCTTATCGCGAGGGACGAAAACCAACATCTAGTCATCACACAAAGCATCCTCAAAAATTGGAGAGATGGAGATGACCCAGAAATGAAAAGAATCTACAAAGAGGAGGAGCCATGGTTCCAAAAGGCATTTGAAAATGCCGTCAATCAGGAGAAATACTGGGCAGAATATTTGTTCAAGGATGGTTCTATGATTGGTCTAAACGAAAAACTACTAGCACAGTACGTTGAATGGACTGCAAACAAAAGGATGAGAGCAGTTGGATTAAATCCAATTTATGACATTGCTATGAGAAACAATCCATTACCTTGGACAACACACTGGATTTCTTCAAAAGGGTTGCAAGTTGCACCACAAGAAACAGAAGTCGAAAGTTACGTCGTAGGAGGCATTAAACAAGATGTTAAGGAAGATTCATTCTCAGGATTCAAACTATGATGAAGTAGAGGCAAGCATACAAGCTTACCTTGATTCCGCAAAACACAATGATAAACTGTTTGGAGGTAAACTAAGTGAATATGATTGGTTAGAGTGTGAATGGCTAAAAGAGGGTGGATAACCCTCTTTTTTATTGACTACATAGAATTGTGATGTTATAATTAAATGACTGATAAAAACATTGATTATGAAAACCCGTGGATTTACGAAGGTCGTCCTTTTACCTCTGATGATATCGGGGACTATTATGGGTTCGTCTATTGCATCACCAACACCATCACACAGAAGTCCTACATCGGACGAAAGTATTTCGTGCAGAAAAGAAAACCAAGAGGAGCAAAGCGTAGAGTTACAAGCGAGTCAGACTGGAAGAAGTACTACGGAAGCTCTGATGATCTTAAGCAAGATATTAGAAGAGATGGCAAGGATTCTTTCAGAAGAGAAATCCTCAGTCTCCACACCACCCTTGGAAAAGTAAATTACGAAGAGACTAAACAATTATTCCTTAACAATGTGTTAATGGAAGCACTTGACGACGGGACACCAAAGTACTATAATAGCAATATACTTGGTCGCTACATGCGTAAAGATTATGGAAACTTTGAATCAAACACTCCAAAAGACTAGGCTTTGGTCTATATCAAGACTTAAAGAAGTTGAACCTATTGCAGATAAAAATGCAATATATAAAGAGTTCGAGGAGTGGATTGAAGCAGATGATCCTGATCATGAAATCATTTCCTTAGTTTACATAGGGGAGGGTAGTGACTGTGACTAGTGGTGATTTCGGAAGGTATAGTCCTTCACGAATGATATTACGTCAGGAGGCATTGAAAATTCTTTTGAATCAATTTGGTAATCAGAAGAATATTAATGGAATGCCAAAATATCAAAACCATGTTCTGTACGAATGTGCAGATAAATGGGTATCACAGGGTAATCTAAACTGTGATGGCATAATCAAATTCTTTTTAAGTTACTTTGGAGACTAAAACAAAAAATGCAAAAACTAATCAATGGAATCGCTATTCTTAGTGGTGTTGTATCTATCACCGTCGTTGGTGCTGTTGGGGTTGTATATCTCAATAAAGATGCTATCATCGAAAAAGTTAAAACTGAAGCGTTGAATTCAATCGGTGGAGGCCTTGGAGGTGCTCTAACTGGAGGTGGACTTGGAGAGAGTTTATTACCATCTACACCTTCTGCAGATGAACCAACTCAGATTGCTCCTGATGCAGGATTTGGTGTACCTAACTTTTAAATAAAACTCTGCTATATAGATTAGATACAATAGTCTTATGGCAGATGAAAAGAAAAAGGATGAGCAAAAAGTAGAAGAACCGAAAAAGAAAGGTTTCTTTAGTAAGTTAAAGGATCATGCTGAAGATAAAGAAGAGCAGATGATGATCCTCTCTACTTTTGTCCGTCTTGGAATTTTGATTTGGAGTGGAGGAATATTAACATTGGCCTACGTTGAGTTGCCAGAAGCATTGAAAATACCGAAGCAGGATCTAGATCCGACATTTATAGCTTCAGTTTTTACAGGAGTTTTGGCTACCTTTGGGGTCACTACGTCTAAGAGAGGGGCACAAGGTGGTGGTGCGAGTGGCGGTGTAAGTAAAGGCGATATGGAGAAACTTATCGCAGCAGCATCACAGACTGCACCTGCACAAACTATACGTATTGAGCAAGCACCAGTACAGATAGTTCCTAATAAGAAAGATTAATTATTTGGAGGTTTTATGAATAAGTGGATTGGTATTAGTTTAGGGACAGTCGTAGGATTGTCCCATTTAGGTATGATAGGATTACTTTCAAATCGAGAAAGTAAACTACCATCATTGAATATTCCTGTTGGGCCATATACTTCTTATAATGCAGAAGTAACACAGGAAGGATATCGAATAGCATACAAAGCAAATGATCCTAAGATTATGATTTCGACTGAGGAGGTTAAGAAGAAGGCCGGCTTTCTTGGATTGGGTAATAACAAAGTTCAAAAAGTTACTGAGTACACGATGGACGGTGCAGCACATCATGGTGGGCCAGTATCATCCCCAACAGCATGGATTGACCCGTCTGCTCAAGGACAAGGAAATGAACCAAGCGATAAAACCATCGCTTGCATCAAAGCAATCGGATCAGGAGAAGGCACAGGACGTGTGGTTGGGTCTAGTGTGGGTGCTAGTGTTGCTCCTACCCTTACTAATATTCCTTTTGTTGGCTGGGTGGCTGCTGGTTGGATAACAATGTTCGGTGGTAATCAAGGTGCAGATATTGGTGGTAGTATGGCAGAAGGTATGAGTAGAGATTGTTAATGAAACTAATCGATGGGTGCCACTCTTTAAAACTTGAGTGTGCACTTAGAGATTTAGGATTTGTAGATATCGGATGGAAATGTGTTGCCCGTGCCGGTATCTTTTTTGTGCAACCAGTGGGTATTCCTAACGATCCAGAGGGAGATTTACTTGGATTTAATATTACTGTTCCGTATGCAAAAGACTATAAAGGGGTTAAAATGTTACAAACTGCCCGTAAAGCACTTGACTATGCCCAAGGTATAGACTAGATATAGTATAGAACTAAAATTTTTTTATGATTTTCCTATCAAACCCACAAGTTTGGCAACTAGCAGGAACTTGGTCAGATTCAGTAACCGTAAGTCCTACAGGAATGACTGATCTTCAGATGATGATTTCAATGCACGTTATAACTGTTCCTTTAGTGCTTATACTCGGTGCTTATTTTCTCCTTACAACAGCAAGAAACCAGAAGGCAAAGGTATGAGACTACTTAAACTAAAAAGGAGACTAATGATAAACTCATTGGCCTCCTCAATCAATATTTGGTTTTTCCTTGTGATGGGTGTTTGGTTACTTACCGTTAAGTAATCATCGACATTGCAATTTCTAATTCCTTCGCATGCTCAAGTTCGTCTTGGGCAATTTTTTTGATCTTTTCATCTAAAGGATTCCACGCAAGATATTTAATGTAAGTTTCATAAGCGTGTTTTTCAATCTTCATGTTGATATCGTAAGCGTTAATAGGATTGATAAGATAATACCCAACCATAATCCAATAATAAAGTAAAACAAGATGTTTGGCAAAGAAGCGGTCAATCCAATACTTGTTACCTTCTCTGAGCTCCATTTCTTCCAGATGTTCTGTTTCATTGAGTGCCTGATAGAAGTGTTCCTTCATCAAATATATATGATCTTTTCCTCGTAATCCTAGTGATTCGCGAAAATGTAATACACTTATGAACGAAAAGTATGGTGCTCTAGCTATTACCTCTAACACCCAGAACCTTTGAAAGTATCTATCTCTATAGAGAAAGTCCAGAATATAGATTGTAGTATTCAATACCCAAGTATTAAATTGCTTCATACCCAAGCATAGTTAATAGAAGTAAAAACTGCTATACAGATTACTCCAAATAAAATAGTTGTTGATCTGATTGGTAAGTCTTTCATTTTATCTCCTTAATTTTATCTAAAGAAAATGGATGATCGTGTAGATACGGGACATCTTCTCTTGCGTTTTTTACCGCTTCAAAAGCGTCTTCGGCATATTCGCCTATTTCGTGATACTCATTTAGTTGGTCGTGCCAACCAAGTGTGTAGTGGGACATGATAGTTTCAACTCCAGTACATATTATATATAATATCACACTAGGTATATATACGCAGTAATGTACGGACTCACACACATTACTATATACAAATAAAAGATGAACACCGTTGTTCTTGCTGCTTGCTTCCTTCCCCTTGCAATCATCTATGTTATAATGAAACTCGCAGTATGGTTATCCGCGACAAATGCTGAATCTACGTATGTTAAAAAAGAATCTCTCCGACCACACGGCCCGTATTTGGCAGATGCGTATGCAGACGTTGACGAGGAGGAAGAGGAATATTGGGATATCTCAGATAATTGATAGAGTCATATACGAATGGTATTCAGAGAGAGGTCTACCAGTTCCTAATTGGAAAATGCAAAGAGATCCAGATTGGTGGATCGAATATCTAAGAGAAATAGATGAGCAATCCTGAAGTAGTATGGTCAGTTAATATATTAGTCTTGATACTGTTGATTTCTGTATCAGTTGTGATATACTACATATTAAGATATGATGAACTTTTTCCAAATGAATAAGATAGTTTATTCATTATTGTTTACACTTACTGCGTGTGCACCTGCACCTGTTACTCCTTTTGAGTTAGAAATACAGGAGGGTAAGTGGGATCACGTCTATCACGCAATTGAATATATTAAAGCAGGTCAAAGAGAAAAAACCATGACCAATCCTACCGATTCAATTGATTCAGCATTGGCAGATTTCTGGTCTCAAAAAAATCCAATTGAATTGGAAGAATAAATATTATAGTATAGATTTTATAATAGAAGAGAAGTGCCTTTAAAGAAACCCGGTGAATTATTTGAAGAAAAAATAGAGGATGAAATTTCTATTGAGGAAACTCCTGTCAAAATAGTAGAAGTTTCTCAACAAGCTGATAGTGTTTCTAGTTCTTTTGCTAGTTCTTTGTCGGAAGCAATAGATAAGAATTTAAATTCACTATCTAATGAATATTCTGAAAAAATAAGTAAGTTTAATCTTAAGATAGATACACTTAAAGAAGAAATTAATATTAAATTTAATGATTTTGAAAAAATTAATAAATCTTTGAAAGGTGAAATAGGAATAGTTGAGCACCGTCAACAAACTAATAATTTTGATAAGATAAAGAATGAAGTTATATCTCAAATAAAGAAACTTGAAGATAAGATTGATACTATAAAAGAAGCATATGAAGAAAATATTCTGAATGAACCACCTTCAACGGATAATGAAGATCCTTTAACTGCATTAGATCAAAAGTTTGTAACTCTTGATAAGTTTGAAGAGCATTATAAGTTATTCGTTAATAGAATTCAGAAACAACTATCAACTCTTGGTGGCGGTGGTGCTGTTAATATTAGAGATTTAGATGATGTTGATCTATCAACGGCTAAAGTTAATGATAAGTATTTAAAGTATGATTCTTCTAGTTCTAAGTGGGTAGGTGCTGATGCTTCATCTGGTGTTACCACAGAGTTTGTATCTTCTCAGAATCTTAATGTTGTTGGTTTTTCTACGTTTAATGATGATGTAGTTTTTAATGGTAATAATACCAATATGAGATGGGATCACTCTACAAGTGATTTAATTTTATTTGATAACACTCGACTAGAATTTGGAAGTAATAAAGATTTTGAGATATTTCATGGTGGTGCTCATACCTTTATGAAAAATAGTGGTGGTGATCTTAGAATCCGTGGTGATAAAATATTACTCAAAAGAGCAGATGATAGTGAGAGATATCTTGAAGCTAATGTTAATAATGAGGTAAAATTATTTTTTAATGGTAATGAGAAATTTGCTACTACTAATACAGGAATTAATGTAACAGGCGACGCAAAGGTTGGAGTATCAACAGCACAAGGAGTGATACTAACATCACCTAACGGTACAGAGTATAGACTTATCGTTGCTGATGATGGTACTTTGAGTACAACTGCTGTCTAAATAATACACTTATGGAGTATAATTATGGGAGCAATGGTTCCACCAAATCGGAAGAGTTGTTATAACTTCCGAGTGATAGAAATTAACAAGGTACTTGACGGAGATACAATTGATGTTACAATAGATCTTGGATTCGACCTTTACAAAAAAGAAAGAGTAAGAATTGCAGGAGTTGATACTCCTGAGAAACGGACAAGAAATTTGGAGGAGAAGGCACTTGGAATCGATGCGACAAATTGGCTCAAGGATAAACTTGAAGGTGCTATTGCTGGTGATGATGATCTCATTATCCGCACTGAGTTGGATGGCGGTGTCGGGAAGTATGGCCGTCTTCTTGGCTGGTTATACATTGGGGATAGCAACTTGTCTCTCAATGAGCAAATGATCACTGAAGGTTATGCGTGGCCTTATGACGGTGGCACAAAACAAAAAAACTTTGAAGACTTACGTGAAATACGTAGATCTTATGGTACACTTATAGAGGAAGACTAATGAAACTCGGACAAACACTTACAAAAATTAAAGACTGGGACAAAGCAAAAGCAAAATGGTTTCAAGACAAATTTAATTTGACTGACTATCAGATGCTTTGTATCTCATTCGCAAAAGGATTTATTATTGGTGCTATTTTATTATGATTTTTTCGGTATTGAATGTAGTTGAAGCATGGAATGAAATCTCTTGGGGAGAGGCAATTCCATTTCTTATAGTTCTTATAGGACTTTATTGGGTCAAAGTAAAGATAGACTCTACTGTTGGTCTAGGTAAGAAAGGCAAACAACTCAAGAGAATTATTAAAGAAGCAATTAATGAAACTCGCGTATAAAATTGGTTTTGGTGTTTTAGTTGCAAGCAATCTTTTCTTTATATCCCTTGCGATATATGGATTGATTACTCGTGATGCTCGAATTAAGGAGAATCGAAAGTTTCTTTCTGATACTATTAAGTTAGAAGTAGAGAAACAGATACCAAGATCTTTACCAAGAGTCACAGGTGAAGTTTATGTCCCCAATAAATGATATCCATATACATGATGTGAATGTTCCAAACATTCATTCTCATCAAATACCAAACACAACCATACCTAGTATCAATGTCCCTGTGACGTTGCAACTAGGTTTTCCTATTGTGGATATGCCAGGCTGTGTGAAGATGCATAAGGATAATAAAGATCATATTACAAGATTACCTTTTGATAAGGACTTAGTAAATCAAGATCCAAAAGGATCTACCACGTTATGTCCTCACGGTGAGTATCCATCATACGATGCAATAGATTATCAACCAGAGAATCTTGTAGTAACTAAAGA